AAAATATTAGGGAAGCCAATTAAGGCTTCCCTAGATATGGTCTAAAAGTTAAAATGCTCGTAATAATTATAATCTCCATCATTCATTGTCATAGCAACATCTGCTGGCACAGCACCAATCTGATCATATATTCCACTACCATCATCATATGGATTTGATATTGAAGTATTCTCTTTATAGAAATTATCAAATACACTATATGGAATATCAGAATGAGCATTCTGTTCACCAACATAATCTTCTATTCTAGCATTTGGTGGAAGATTATATGCTTCTCTATATGCTTTAGATCCTAACGGGGTTAATGCAAACTCATTAAACTTCTGTCTCTCTTGCTCTAGAACTCTATCTATATATTCTTTTATAGTTGGTCCAGCAGCATTTATCGCAGCATTAAGATCAGCATTAATTTCTTGATTTACTGAAGCTTCATCAGTAACAAAATAACTTACTATCTCTACTCCAGATTCATCACTATAATAATCTAACGATTCATCTATATCTTCATCAGTCTTAATAGTAGATTTTCTAATACCATAACGTTCACCAAGATCTACACCCTCATACCATACATATAAAGCCATAAGCATAGAGAAGACCTGATCGTCATGTGTTGCAGCAGAATGTTCTACTTTACCATTACGTTTAATCTCCATACCTAATAACTCATTATATATTATTGGGGATATAATTTTATCTTTATGATTCTCAACTCTCTCTATAAGAATATCTATAAGATTCTTTCTTACATCCTTCGATGAGTTTAATCCATATTCTTTAACTCTAACTTTCTGTTTATAAGCATGGATACCATCCTGACGTTCCTCTACAACTTTATCTTTGATCTCATAATAGAGATTCTTTCTTAATCCCATCTTTAAGAGTTTAGATATTACTGTAGCACCATAACCACCATTACGCTCTACATTCACTACAGCATTAGGCATCCAATTCTTTACAATAAACTCAATACATCTAGCCAAGTCTAATGTACTAATATAATTACAATTCATACAACCTAATACTTTAGTTGTAAGAGAATCAATGATAGTAATTGTAGAACTATCTTTTTTATAACCACCAGCAACGTCGACACCAATAATCGGTGGATATGTTCTAGTATCAACCTGAAGATATGATTCAAATCTATACTTATTAAGAAGATATACTACAGATATTGGTTGTCTAATCATACCAGATATAGCATCTAAATCATCTGGAGCAAATGGTGAATTATCAACACCTGTAGCCCACTCAAGAAGTATCTCTCTTCGTATGTCAGGCCATGAGTTCTTTAACAGCAAGCATACTTCATTAAACCATTCATCTGAACAACCTAACTGCTGATATGTATATTTTACGTATACATAATTAGATGAAGTATTAGAATTAATAATCTCCATAATCTGAGCATAAGTCATATCATACCAACCCTCAGAGAATACAGTAGCAGATTCTTTCATAGCATATGCTTCTTTACCCTCAGGAGTAGACATAAACCCAGGTGTTGTAGTTATAGTAATACCATATGGAGCTCCATTCTGTTTAGCGATAGCAGAAGCAGTCTTAAATGCAGGAGCACCATTCATATATATTACATCATTATATGGTAAGAAACCATACTCGTCATACCAAAGTAATACAAGAGTTTTACCTCTGAGGAGAGATGCAGCTCTTGCTTTATTTGTAGCAGAAGCAAAAGTCTTAATACTATTATTATTAAATGGATTAGCTATATCAGTAGTATTATTTCTACCCTTATCTACTTTACCGCCAGGGAGTACTTTCTCTGATAATAATAAATATGGTGGTAGTAAATCTCTAATAGCTTTAAATGTAGTTAAGTTATCTTTAGCACCTTCCATACCCTTATGGAGGAATGCCATCTTAGAGTTAGTAGTACCAAAATTATATAGATAGAGATATCTAATAATAACTCCAGTGGTTTTACCACACTGACGTGGCTCTTCTAAGAATGTATTAAGATTTAAACCTGAAACAAAATTATATGCCATATTACCACGGTCTAATTTATACATCATTGGAGCAGCACCAGATGATGGTAGTCTAACTACTTCTCTTATAAAGTACCAGAAGTTACATATACATTCTCTAAGTATTTTCTGTTTATACCAAGCATTAAGTAATGGATCATGTGGATTAATACCATCTAGATCTGGATCTAATAATGCTAACATGAATTCATTATTCTTAATACCAATACTCTTAAGATAATGATGCATATCTAAGAATGATTTATTCTTAGTAGTTTTCTGTGAATATACAACTCTAGATTGTGGCTGTCTCTGTCGAGGGTAATTTACTGGGGCTTGTCCATACATATTCTGCCCATTAGGCATAGGTGTATTTCTAACCACAATATTATTACTAAAATTCACACAAATCCCTCCTTTCAATTATCATTTATATTTAGATGTCGTCAAATAACGTTATATAGATAATATAACTTAATGGTAATCTTATTATTCAAGGAGGATATTATGAAAACAAAAGAACAGATTTACAAGGAGTTATTACCAGTAGCTAAGATGAGTGGAGATTGGATAGAGTCTTATATAGATCTCTATAATATTGATACCTCATTAGATGCTGAAGAGGTATTTGCTTTAGGATTAAACTCTATTAAGCTAGGTATGGTTAAAGAGTTATCTAGATTCTTTAGTAATAACGTAAGAGAGACATTAGACTTTGTTATTCAGAAGGGTTATAACGAATCTCAGATTCAGATTATTCTTAAAGCTCTTACAGATTCTAAAGATTATAAAGAGCTTCTAGAATGGATTACTAATAATATAACCAAAGAGATTCCATATTCTGTAATGAATTATGTAATACTTGGATATATGGATGGTATTAAAGAATTCAATGTGGATTTTGAAGAGATGATTAAATTCAATCAAGATCAATTAGCAACCATATATGCTTGCATTAAAGATGAATTAGAATATAAGGATTTATTAAACCCAGGGATACCATCAGAATATATGGAAATCATTAGACATGCTAGATATATAGGTCTAAAAGCAGAATTTAATTCTGACAATAAAGTAGTAGTATTTTAAACCCAATGTAAACGAATATAGTAGGTTAATAGTAGAAGATACTACGGCGCTTTATGGTTTCATGAAATCATAAAAACTTCCACTACCCTATATGGGTAGTGGATATTTTATTGCTTATTTAGAATCTTACAATATTTGAATATGATACACTATCGTTATCATTTCTATTCATTCCTAAGGGTTCAAATGGGAAGTTCTTAGCATACTTACTAACAATACCCTTATAGTCTACGAACTCCAATACCCAGTCAGGAACATCTACATTTGGAGGTAGTGCCATTATATCTACTTTAGAACCAAGTGTAGGATGATCGAATAATGCCATTAGTTTCTCATAAGTCTCAGGATATTTATCTTTGATCTTAATAGCATTATTTCTATTTACATCTAGAGCTATCTTAATTACATAATTCTTCTCATCCATATCTATTGCTGGCATATGATCATCTCTTAATTCATTATAAATTAAACATGCTACTACACCATTTACAGACAATGGATTCTTCTCATAAGAACTCATGGCTGATACATTATCTGGCTTATAATAATCTAATTTCTTATCCATGATATTCTTATATATTGCTTTCTCAAATAATACCATTTCTTTCATTATCTTAACCTGATCTATTGTATCACAAGCCATTACATCTTCATACAATATCTTCTTAAATACATCTTTAACCTCTGTTGGTAATGTAGACTTATCCATTGGTAAACCTGCTACTGCTAATGCCTTACTCTTAGGTATCATTTTACCCTCTTGTATCTCTTGGAAGCTTGCATAATTACGCATATTCTCTGTAAGCATAGCTCTAGCAAATAAGAACTCATTCTTCATTACCATTTTACATTTACCACCATCACCACTATTATATGCTTTACAATATCTATCAAGATAATCAACTACAAGATTGCTACATATATAAGCAATTATATTTATAATTGAATATCTTAATCCCTCTTGAGGTGATAATTTACATGGTTCTATATATTTCTTAGTTTCTATAACTTCATCTGTATAGAAGTCATAATCATATTCTGGCTTTACATACTCACACATTACTTTCTTTGGTCTATCACCAAACTCATCTGGTTTAACCAATTTATACGCATCGTGTTTCATATTCTTAATTCTAATCTTTCTATTATTATAAGTCTTGCCTAATGCAAATCTATACCAAGCATCAAATGATATGATGGTTGAATCAGTATCACATATTGCTACTACATCTCTTTGCATATAATCAATTCTATCTAATTTATCTACGTAGAAATGACCATAATATACATACTCTTTAACTAGATCTACTAAATTATCTAATTTACTCTTAATTTCACTTGGAGGATCGTTAGGATTCATAAATGGGTTCTCTAATGTCTCTAAAGTATCATTAAGAAGATTACTCATAAATGTATTATCAAAGAACTCATAAAGATTATTCTTATAATAAACTCTATTTAAATCTTCTTGACTTA